CTACCGTCTGCTTCAGGCTTCCATAGGTGTCAAAAGTGCCGTCGGTTGTCCAAGTATCGCCAACATTAAGCGTGACTTTGGCAATCGTGCGTTGAGTGCCGTTGTTGTCATACTTAACCGTAATTGTGATTGCGGCAGTATCTTTGTTCTCAATAGTGATGTATTTGATGATCCTGCGATACCCCGCAGCAGGAGCAGCGACCACCGTCACATCCGAAGTGCCCGACAAAGCACCATCAGAAGCACCCTCAACAAAGTTGGTGCTGTTGTTGTCTGCCCATGCCGCAGTGAAATCAGGGTTGGTTGTCGCGGCAGCGCCGGACATTGAAACCTTGATTGATTTCGTGGTCGAATCAAGAACTAAGGTTGACATGGGATTTCCTTAAACAATAAACCATGCAAATGCACTGCCACCGCCGCCGCCCCCGGTTCCTGCGGGTCCGGTTGGACCGGTAGGGCCGGGAACCGTCGAGGCATCACCTGTAGGGCCGGTCGGGCCGGGGTTTCCTTGAATACCCTGAATGCCCTGTACCCCTTGAGGGCCGGTCGGGCCGGGGATTCCTTGGGTTCCCTGATCTCCCGTAGGCCCGGTGGGGCCAACCGCACCCGCGCTTCCGGTAGGCCCGGTCGGGCCTGCTATGCCTTGGTCACCCGTTGGTCCGGTCGGGCCGACAACACCTTGTATGCCTTGCGCCCCCGTTGGCCCAGTCGGGCCGATTGCGCCTTGATCCCCGGTCGGTCCTGTAGGCCCGGTGTTCCCTTGAATGCCTTGGATACCTTGCGGTCCCTGTGGACCAGTGGGACCAACAAAGCCCTGTGGACCCGTAGGACCGGCAGCACCAGTCGGGCCGTTCTGCGTGTAGGTAACTTGGGTAGCCGTGAAGATAACGCCGGGAATTTGCGGTGAAACCGGCGTTGTCCCTGCGGGAACAGTTTGAATTGATGTGGTCGTACTTGTCGTAGACCAAATCATTTCAATGTAATCTGCTGCCGCCAACTTCAGCACGAAGTTGACAGTCATCAGACCATACCCATCCACGTTGCCGTGACGCTGCTGAATACTCAGTCGCGTATCGGAATCGGGAATGTCGCCAGTGCTGCCCGAATCATTCTTCCGCAGCCACACGTTGACATCGTGAATCTGCGTGTCTGTGTTGACGAACTGAATTGAAAACGTCAGGCTGTAGGTTCCCGCCTGCGAGAACGTAACGCGGCTATTTGAGACAACGCTAATCCCGTTTGAGTCAGGATCGGTGTTGTTAAGTGTGATTGAATAAGCCGTATCCGCTGCCGCCGCGACTTGATCTTGCGTAGACCAAAACGATCCCCAATACGCAACCGTGCCGCCCGCACCGGGGTTGCCCTGCGGTCCAGTCGGGCCTGTCGAGCCTTGAGGGCCGGTAGGTCCAACAAAGCCTTGATCGCCCTGAATACCTTGGGGACCGGTGGGGCCGTGGTCGCCCTGAATACCTTGCGGGCCTGTTGGGCCGGTCGGGCCGGGGACGGTTGAGGCATCGCCTGTAGGACCAGTCGGGCCTACGTTGCCTTGAGAACCTGTAGGCCCAATCGGGCCGGTCGGTCCGGGCACGCCTTGGTCACCCTGAATACCTTGTACGCCCTGCGGTCCCGTAGGCCCAGTGTCCCCTTGAGCGCCAGTTGGGCCGGTTGCGCCTACGTTTCCCTGCGCTCCGGTCGGGCCTGTAGCGCCCTGCGGTCCTGTTGGGCCGTGGTCACCTTGAATGCCTTGGTTTCCTTGCGGTCCGGTCGGGCCGATATTGCCTTGAGCGCCCTGTGTACCAGTCGGTCCAGTAGGTCCAATATCTCCGGTAGGGCCAATCGCGCCGGTCGGGCCTGCCACCCCTTGTGGTCCGGTCGGGCCTTGCGGTCCGGTAGGCCCATGATCGCCTTGAATGCCTTGGATGCCCTGAACGCCCTGCGGGCCGGTCGGGCCAATTGTTCCTTGCCCGCCTTGATTGCCGGTCGGACCCGTAGGCCCAATGCTTCCCGCGGGGCCGGTCGCGCCTTGAATGCCCTGCGCCCCAGTCGGGCCGGTTGCACCAACACTTCCGGTCGGGCCGGTATTGCCTGTGCTGCCCGTAGCGCCCGTGGGACCAGTAGGCCCACCCGCAGGGCCGGGGGCACCCGTAGCGCCCGTGGGTCCGGCAGTACCTGAAGGGCCGGTTGGGCCAAGCGCACCCGAAGGCCCGGTTGGTCCCGTGGCCCCGGAAACGCTGCGGTCAAGCCTGACGCTTACATCAGGCGTGGGAGTAACCTGAAGATTGACGTTGTTACCGTCTTGGACGACAACCTTGATGTTGCTCATACCACCACCACCCCGTCGGAGCGAACAAGGAACAGCAGGAAGATGATTGCGTCATCCTGCGGCGTGCTGCCACTAGCGGGGAAGGAAACCTTGATGCGACCTGAGAAACCCACGCAATCCTGAGCGTTGATTTCTAGCTGAGGATCGCTGTTGATCAGCGACCAAGTGGAATCGTCAATGACAAGCGTGAACGTGCCTGCCGCGTCATTGCGGTTGCTTATCGTGAGGTTGACCGGCGTGGGGGTCGGCGTGTAATCCGCAATGTCGAATGTCAGACCGTTGCGGGTGTCTACGATGTTGCTGACTTGTCGCCGGACGATCTGAGCGTCAAGCGTTGCGCCGGTCAGAGGGATCGGCAGGCCGGTAGCGCAATTGGTGAACGAAAGATTCCAGTAGGTCTTTTGGTTCCAAACCAGTTCACCGGCAAGAATTGGATTGTCGAACCCGCTGACTTGGGCAAGCGTGTTCTTATTGAAGATCGCCATGCGATTCCCCTAACCGGGTAGTGACGCTCCCCACGCTCTTGCGGGGCTACGGAATGGTGTCTTGTCTTGCTAAATTCTAAGACCGGGCCTTAATTCGGTCAATGATTGACCAAAGATTTTCAATCGTGACGTTGCCATTGCCCATAGCAAGCAAGTCGGTGTAGTCGGTGATCGGAGCTTTCAAAACTTCCCCGGTCATAGGGTTTACCCTTCCCGGATCATCAGCAATGAAATAGCTTGTAAATTGTTGGGGCACATCAAACACAAACTTGCCGTCAATTGTCTGACCAATCCCGACAAGCACACGAACAAAGTTGCCAATGTTGTGATCAAAAGATTGAATCTTTGTTTCCATTTCAAGCCTCACAGATAGCCGGGGAAGTACACATATCCACCATCGTTGGTCGCAACCCTAATCCATGCGGCGCGATTATTTGGATCACTTGGAGCAGTATTGTTGTTCACATAGTAAACGTACTGTCCATTTGTCGCGCCACTTGCAACTTGCACAAATGCTGATGCGTGTTTGCCATCAACATAATCAGCATTCAAATTGGCAACCAATGTCGAGTTGTCAATGATCATTGCGCCGCCACTGACTTCAAGCGCAGTAGTACCACCACTTGTGGCAAATGCCAAAACCCCTGCACGAGTTCCTGAAGCAGCTGCCGAACCGACAACGCCGACACCGCTAGACCCACTGACAACTCCCGAAGCACCGCGCCCAAATGTCAACGAAGATGTTCCATAGAGCGCAATGTAAGCCGTTCCAGTTGATGTGGCCTTTACAACTGAACCAAATAAATCTTGGTTGTCGCCAGTGAATTCAGCCTTGCCAACACCGAAAATGTTTCCAGTCACCTCAAGTGCCGTACCAGTCCATTTGACAGATTGAGTGCTAGAGCCAACCGAAAACTTATAGGCACCACCGCTATAACCCAAGAACCAACCAGTCCCTGTGCTGTAGTCAGTCTGTCCACCAAGAATTTTTCCAGTCGAGCTTGTGGTGATCGTGTCTTGAACAGTCAAGGCACCCGTATTGACTGTGATAGCTGATAGCGTGCCGACCTTTAACGCAGAAATGTAAGGTGCGGACCAAACGGTTGTGACCCCGTTATAAATACCATCTGATTGATAAAGAGAATCATTACTCGACGGATTGGGATCGGAGTCATACCAAGTGACAGCAAATGCCGCACCCCAAACAGCAGAACTTTGTCCGCTTGTCGGTTTGTTGTCGCCACTTACCGTAACTGTGCCTGCTACGGCAACGGGATTATTGGCAATACGCGCAAACATTAACCGAGCTTGTGCGCCGGTAGCGCCAGTGGCACCAGTTGCTCCCACTGTGCCAGTCGGACCAGTAATCCCCGCGTATCCCGCCGCCAAAATGCTTGCGGTTGTCCAATTAATTGTTGTTGTTGTCGCTGTTGCGCTATCAATAATTGATGCGGTAGCTGCCCACAATGTGTACCCCGGAGATGGAGAAGATGTAATTGTGGAGCTCCATCCCGGAGGATCAGGCGTAAATGTTCCGCTTGACCATGTATAAGTGGATGTGCCAGTTGGACCTGATGGAATGGTTGCCGCCCATTGATAAACAACAGGTCGCGCCGTCTTGCTTCCATTGATACCCGTGGGACCAGTGCTGCCATTTGTGCCATTGGCAGATTGAGCAACGACAGAAAAACCGCTAGTCCAATTGACAGATGTACTTGTTACGCCACCAACATCAGCAACGGCTTTTGAAGCAATCCACAAATATAAGCCGGGGGTTCCGGGATTGGCCGAAAGCGTAACAGACCATCCACTGCCGCCCGTATACGAAGTATTAGAACCGCTTGCCCAAACATAAGTAGATGATCCCGAAGGATTTCCGGGTTGCGTTGGCGACCATTGATATAGATATGCGGTGGCGTATTGATTCCCGCCAATACCAGTTGGACCAGTTACGCCAGTCGCGCCAGTTGGCCCTGATGTGCCGGTTGGACCCAAAGGCCCAGTCGGACCTGATCCACCTGTCGGACCCGAACTACCCGTTGGGCCTTGAGTGCCGGTCGGACCCGATGCCCCGGTTGGGCCTTGCCCACCTGTTGCCCCTTGATTGCCAGTTGGACCAATAGTGCCGGTCGGACCAGTTGGACCGACAATGCCACTATCAAGAAAAATGAATTGAAGCGAATTGAAGCTTGTTTGATAAATGGTGCCCGTGTTGTCTTTGTATCGGGCAGGAACCGACAAAAGAGCAGGCGAACTTGTCATGGCAGTGGGGTCGCCCCACTGTGCATAAACGCCACCATCTGTAATTGCGCCCATCACCAATCCACCCGTGGTGGTGATGTCGCCGTTTCCAGTCGTTGCTGAGTTACCAATGCGCCATGTGTTGTTTACAAATGCCGCATCACTATCGGTTTGCGAAGTAACAAAATTGACCTGAACACCACCAAATGTCAGATACAAACGGGGATTGATATTTGTGAATGTTGGCACCCCCCCTGTGCGGGGAACCTGAATTACTGATGGCGACCATGAAGTAGCAATCAGTGATGAAATGATTGGTGCCCAAGAGAACGAAGCAGAAGTCGTAGATTTTTGAGATGTAGCAAGTTCATTGCTGACTGAAAACGCAAAATAATAAGTGCCTGATCCAACAATGACATTGCTAAATTTAATTGCAGCACCGGCAGGAAACACTGCTTCATTGATCGGCGTTTGAACGCTCCACACATCCCAATCTGTTATTGAGGGGGTTGCCGACTTGGTGTAATACAGAGTCACACTTGTGACCCGCGCCGTGCTTGGCAATTGACAGGTAACGCTAAAAGTCGGAGGAGAAAGCGCCGGTTGCTGATCGCTAAAAGTTGGCGCAGGAAGTGCAGGGAAATAATAGCCCGATTGAAGATCACTGTTTGGCGCAGGCGCAAATGCTGTGATGCTTGCGTCGTCGTAAACCTGAGCGTTGTATTCGCTCAATTCAAATCGAGCACCAAGATTGCCGTCAGGCAATGAAGTCTCATTGACTTTGATGACGCGGAACAGCTTGTTCGTCCAACCATAAGCAGAGTTGGTCACGCTCACCACATCGCCCGCATTGACCTGAATGCCGGGGTATGCCGTGTTGAAGGAAACGATCAGGTCTTCGCGGGCTTGCTCCAACATCCGATTCCCGAGGTACTGCGCCTGAACAGAGTCATTGACCATGCTCAGGGTCGCGGTGTACTTGTTCACCGGCTCATTCGGATAGAGCAGCGAAGGATTGAGTACCGCTAGATCGAGGAAGATATAGCCGGGTTTATCTTTGTTGTCTTTCCAAGGAAACGACAACTCAACTTGATTGATGCTTGATGTGATGTCGGTGGCCGACACCCGAATGTCGCCAATGATGTTGGTGTCATCGAACGCAAAGCCCGTGGACTCTGCCTTATTGATGATCGGTGCCCATTGACCCGATTCAGCTTGATAGCCGATCCATGAATCGCAGGCAATCAGGATATTTTCAATGTTGTTGAGTACGCTTTCACCCGTATCAAGCACACCATTGATTCGATACCGCGCTTGAGTGGCTGACCCACCGCCCGAAGGTGTGTAGGTGATTGTTTGGTCTGAGTAGGTGTCAAGATCGTCGCAAGCCGTGGTGTTGACGTTTGCCAAAGGCACCGCGCCGCCATAGACAGTGTTGGTCAGATAGTCCTTGAGGACAGAGCCGGGCTTTGCAACGCCGGTGCCGTTCAATGCGTGTTTGACTTTGAAGGTCAAAGGCTGAAGGCCGGTAGAGCCTGCATCAGTGCTGTATTTAAGATAGACGATGGCAAACGCAAGCCCGTTCATCTGCCGTCCCGATGAGGGCCACCGCAGGCTTACAGGTATGTCAGTGCCGCCCATCGCCACATTCGGCGCAGTGCCCAAAACTGTTGTGATGGTTCCTGCTGCGGTTGAGGTATAGAGATTGATGTAAAGATAGCCGTTGATCTTTGTATCAACATTACCCGCGCCGTCAGTCAATGAAGCAACTTGATTGGTTCCCGGCGCAAACGTAATAAGCCGATCACCGTAGTAGAACTGCGTAGTGTCGAAAGTAAACTGACCGTTTGGCGAAATGTTGCTGATTGCCAAAACGTAATACATCGCTTGGTTGTCAGAGGTCAGCACCGCATCAACAAACGTGCCGCCCATCCATGCGTCGCCATAGACGACAGGGATAGAGTTGTCTGCACTTGGGGGAATCTGCTGCCTTACGCCGTTGTCCTGCTGACGCGGAGGCTTTGCGCCAAATACACGATTGACGGTGTAGGAAATGGCGAAATTTGCCGCCATAGCAAACAACATACTTGATGCATACATCTCGGTTACAAAACCGACTGCGTATGCCGCCGCAAGAACAATTGATGATGGCATTTCTTATTCCTTACAGAAGGTGGACTCAATTCGCTTGAATCCGCGCCCTTCTAAATCTATTGATGGACTGTTTGCCATAAGGGATACGCTCATTACTTGCGCTCGACCTTCTTTAATCAATCTTTCTGCTCTTGTCTTATAGGCAATGAACAGCTTGCCGCCAATTGTTCCATCTCTGCACATAGGATCAACCCACCAAGCTAACTCTTTTACTTCATGCACGCCGGGACACCAAATGTTAGGAGTCACAATCGCCGCAAGCATCCCACGATAGTTGCTATCGACAAAAATGAATCCGCGACCGGCAATCAGACTAAAAAGGAAATGCCTTACATATTGATTGTCATGGAAAGCCGCTTGCCGAAGTTTGAAGATGGGTGATTCTGATGCGTACTTACGCATCATCTCAACGCACGCATCCAAATCAAACTTTGAAGCTTCGCGGATCAATTTTGTTGCACATCCGGTATGTCTTGACTACCCCCCGGCTCCGAAATACTTCCGGTGTTAGGTTTGCCGCCAAAGTCAAAATAGGTGTTAGAGATGGCATCGACTCGACTCATGGAGGTGTCGCCCGAATAGATCGACTGCCAAATGGTTTTGTTGGTCTTGATGCCTGCAATGCGATTTTCTAAAACACGCCTCATGCTTGAGCAAGTGATGTTGCAAGTCGCCACCCGCTGCCGCATCTGTTCGTTAAAGTCTTCAGTGATGCTGACGTTGTTGATGATGCCCTGCCACCGCTTAAAGAATTGTGTCGTCGGCGTGGTGATAATTTGATTGTTTGAATCTAAAAAACCGCGCCAAACCTCTACGGTGCTGCCTTTGATGTCACTTGAAAGAATCAGCGCAACGTAATTTGGATCGATGCCAGTCAGGGCAATCGACATATCAAACGATGTGGCCTTGACATCACGCTGCACTTCCCCAACAGACAGCAATGCACCCAATGCACTAAATGTATTGCCACCAACCGTAATCGGCGCAGCAGCATTGCAGAATGTGTAGATCGTTGGAGATGCCGGATTGCCAACAGACAACTTGACGAATTCGGCGTGTCGAATGTTCGCGCTATTCAGCGCGGTCATTGTGGTAGTCATGGCGCGACATTCTCCCGAAACACGAACGGCTGATCCCAGTTTACAAACGCGCCGGCGGTCATGGGCGTAAGCGTGTAGGTCGGGCAGACTTCAGCATAGACAGGAAAATACACCGCAGAACCAACAGCAGTAAGCGTGCCAGTTGCCGGGGTTCCGATTACAGGCCGGTGCAGGCTAACCGATACAGTCGATGCACTGCCGCGCAAGACTTGTTGCGTGACTTTGTAGACATAGCTTCCTAATTGAAGGAAATCGCCTGCTGCAAATACAACCGTACTTGATCCAACCGCAGGAAGATTGCCAACCGTGATGGTCTGTGAGTTGGCAGGGGGAACTGATGCAAGGGTCAATGCCGCCGCCTGCACTGCATTTAATCCACCTTTATATTCAGTAAACCAAGAAAGAGTGGCGCTGCTGAATGTGATGTTTGCAGGAAGCTCTCGGTCTAGGTTGTCAATCGTCTGAATGACATCTCGAACTTGCGGGTAGTACAGGAAGTTATGCGGCGTGATGGTGAACACCCAAGGCACTGACGTAAGGTATTGCGCCGTCCTGATCTGCCCACCACGGGTGACTTGCTGACCGATAGTTCGACGGTTGTTCACCGTCATCGACTGCTGAATGTCAACGATAGTTTGGAAAGACATTTACATTCTCCCTGCGCCAAGAGGCAGACGCTTCTGCGCATAAATGTTAGCCGCCCATACAGCGTTTGAACTTCCCATGATGCGTTCTTCAAAAGACTTCACATCAATTGCGTTGATGTTGTAGTTGGTCACATTGGTTGTGTTGCCCATTGCGCCCAATGCCTTGTTGGGAATGATTGACCCACTCATGCGCGGCACGAACAACTCAGGCCCACGCTCTCCAACCATGTAGGCCGAGCCACTTACAACTGCGCCGCCTTCTGCGCGACCGGGCAAAGGAATATCGGCCACAGGAACCGTAGTGCCGGTTTGCGGGCCTGCACTGAATCCAAGAAGATTTGCAAACATCTTCATGGCTTGCGCCTTGAGTTGAATGGCAATCAAGTCAAGAATGACGCTTCGCGCAAAGTCTTTGAAGTTCAACTTGCCGGTGCGGACAAAATTATCAAGAGCACGGCCCATGTTGCCCACCATAGAACCAAACATTGCCGCGCCGGTTTCCATTTCGGTCGGAAGGTTTTGGAAAAAATCTTTGGCCGCTTCCATGAAACCTTTGGTGATGTCGCCCGTGCGCCGTAATTCTTCGGTATCGCGCACCTTTTTGATCAGCGCAACCTGACGCTCATAAAGTTGATTTTGCTTTTCAATGCGTGCAGATCGGTCATCGGGCAGCAATTCCATTTGTTGAATTTCGCGCAAAGCTTCCATTTGCTGATGATTGAGTTCAATCATCTTGCGCCGATACTCAAATTCGTAATCAGTCAGGTCTTTCTTTTTGAAGTCCAACTCAATCAGTTGTTCTTCTAGATCAACGCGACGATCTAACGCTTTTTCATAATCAACTGTGGTGCTGATGAGCTTGCCGTACGCAATTTCAAGATTGTTCAGGGCATCTTGCTCGGCTTGATAGCGCCGCATAGAGTCTGCCCACATCTTCATCTTGGCTTTGAGTTCGGCTTCCACCTCCTTTGGAATCGCCACTTCTCGCCTTTGGCCTGTTGGCTGTCCTGCGCCGGCAAGCGGGGGGATGATGCTGCCGCGACCGCCGCCCGCGCCACCCAATACCTTTTGCTCAAAGCGGTCTAGTTCTTCGCGGTCTTTCTTTGCACGCTCAACAGCTTCCTTGTGAAGCCTACTGAATTCGTCTAAATCGCCACGAGCAAGTGCGCCGACTTGCTTAAAGATGGTTTCAATGTCCTTGTAAATTTGCGTAAAGACATACGCGACATTTGCACCAAGAACAAGAATTGTTTCGCCAACAGTCTTGAAAATGCTGAACAGCATATCGCCGCCGCTTTTCAGTTTGTTGAAGTAATCAAAAGCATCCGAGACTAGCGGGCCAAATTCCTTGATGAACTTGAGCAAAAATTCCCGACCGGCCTGCGCCAACTTATCGTAGAGTTCCGCAAGCTGCTCAATAGCTGCGGCTTGCTTTTGTGTTTCGACAAGCACCTTGTCCATGCCTTCGGCAATGCCGCCAAAGTCAACGCCTTTAGCTGCCTTGCCGAAGATTTCCATTGCTTTGGCCGAGCGAGTGACCGAATCGTCAATAGCCGCGATGCCCTTGACCGCTTTGCCAAACAATTCTTCGCCGGATAGCTTGCCGAGGTCTTGAAAGGAAACGCCGAGCTTGGCAAAGAGCTTCTGAGCCTCAAACGATCCTTCAGCCGCTTTGTCTACATAGCTGCTGAATGAGGAAAGCAACTTCCCTGCGTCTTCGGCTTTCCCGCCTGAGTTGGCTAGGGCATCTTGCAGCTTGATGATGCTGTCAATCGCAAACTCATTAGCCTTGGCAACATCGGCAATCTCATCGGCATATTGCATTGCCTTGGCGGTCATCGCCACGAAAGCAGTGCCCGCGATAGCCGCGCCGCGTTGAGCCTGTGCCGTGAATGTTTCTAGCTTGCGCTCGGCTTCTGCAAGCCCTTTGTTGAATTCTGCGGTGTCAAGACCGAGCAATACGCCCAAACGGGCAATCATGTTAGCCACGGTTGAACCTCTCTTTATTAAAGCCGGGGGCCATCGTCATAAAAGAAAGAAGCTGCTCACTAGCCTGAGCTTTCTTTTGTTCTTCCGACAACGGGGGAAAGATGTAGTCATTGGCAGGCCCAAGAATCTTAGCCAATGAGAATGGCGAAGCCGACTCTGCGCGAAGGTAGTTGAATACCCCGGTGATGAGAGTGCCAAGAAGATAGATTGAGTTGTGATTGCCCACCATGCCATCGGCATACATCGTCTGTATGTCGGCCATGATGGGTTCGTCCAAAGCCGCGATGGAGTCTTGAGTGTGCCCGTTGAAGATCATGGCGGCTTCTACCTGTTTCCTCAACGAGCGTGTTAGTTTCCCCGCGATTCCCTGTAGGTCGGGGAGATAACCTCAGTAATCTTCTCAATCAGGGCAAGCTGAGTGGACATTGGAAATTCAGCCTCAATGTCCTCATAGGTAATGTCATCCATCGTGCCTTCGACCGGCACCAGTAACTTGATGTACTCAGTGATGCGGGCTTGCGTCATCACTTGAGTCTTGGCGGTTTGCTTCAGGGAATTGCCATTGATGATGATGTCATCCTTAAGGAATTCAAAGCCGGTTTTGTCGGCTTCTTCCTTGAATTGCATCATTGGCTTTGCCAACTTTTCGTAGGTCGTCTGAATTAAAGCCTCATCGGGTTCACTGATGCGTTTGAACATGGCATCAGTCTCGGCAACGATAGGCACGCGAACCTTGAAGGTATGCCCTGCAAGTTCAAACTTTCGGGTGCGGAGTTCTTCCCGCTTAGCTTGGTATGACTCACCGAGAGCCGCTGCAATCTTGCTCATTTCTTAAATTTCCTTGACTTGTATTTAGTAATTTGTGCGGCTAATGTTTTGCCTAAGTCATTAGCCACCACCATTGCATTGCTTTCAAGCGCAGGTCGCAAATACGGTTTTGCCCCGTTATGTGCGCTGCCAAACTCTTGAGCAATAGCCCGAGCATCAGAATCCACCCCCATGAAGCGGGAGGAATCCACGCCCATTCTCTCAAGTTTTTTCTTGGCGCGGGCTAGTCCTTTTCCCTCGCTCATTGCTTTGAGTTTGCGCCCCGATGCGGTTGTGACCGCAGCAATGACCGTATCAGTCTCGCTCACATACTTGGAGCGACGATCACGCCGATTCGGTCGGCGGGCTTCTACTTGAAGCGAAAGGCGCAGACCGCCCGTGTCGACGGGGGCGTTTTGTTGAGCGTTTGCCAAAACAGGCTGCATCGCCTTTTTGGTCGCCGGGACTAGGATTTTGCTTCGGGCTTCCTTGTCCCCGATCTCTCGGGCAAGTTCATCAAAGACTTGTAAGACATCCGACAGACCTTCAAACTTGAATGTGAAGCCTGCCATGATGACCTATTGTGGCTTGATGATCTTGTGAAAGATTTGCGTGTTGATTGCGATAGCGTACTCGACAACCTCCTCGGGGGTCATCGTGTTGGCATGACGCGCAGCAATCTCGTGCGCTAACGAAATCGCCGTCATCCTTTGTTGTGTGAACCCAAACCAGTCCTTGCGGGACTCGGCTTGGGTCACAAGAAAGGAAAGAAGGTCATTCGTGTTTTGTATTGTCGTGGTCATGTCTTAGGTGTTGTTTGACCAACCGTACTGATTGCCACGCGGGTGAATCGTGAAGATGCACTTAGCTTCCGCGCCGGGTTGTGCGTCAATTTGGAACTGACTCACGCGACCGTTGAAAGCATAGGCAACCACGTTCGTGCCGTCATAGGCCGACACCACGAAGGTGCGGTCAATCGTGCCGTTGGCTGCATCAGCACGCATCAGCAGCAGACCGGTATCCGAAGGATTCCAAGCTGCGGTGATGGTCATGGAAGTCGGCGCTGCTTGAGTCGGAATCTTGTCCGACTGACGCGATCCGGCAACCGAGAAGTTAGCCATTGCATCGTCCTGACCAAAGGCAGGAACGGCTTCGACATTCAGTTGCAAACCACTGGTGCCAAGACCACCGGCAGAAGTGCCGACAATATCTTGAACTTCAGCAGTCCAAACCGACAGATTGGTTGTCGAAAGAGGCGTGGGGGTTGCGCCGGATTGCGCCCACAGAGCAGCACTAAAACCGGGCAAAACTTTATTCGGGAGAGCCATTTTTCTTTCCTTTCCAAGAAATCAGGGTTATGCGATTGTCTTATGTTGGAATGTCAAGCTGACAATCTAGAAAAATCTGCGCGAGTTTTTCTTCGTTGTCATACGAGTTATAGAGCCACATCACATCAACCTTGGACACATAGATGCCGTTTGGTGAACCCCCAAACAAACCGCTGTACCCGTGCAAGGATTGTAGGATTTGATTGGAAATTGTGAAACCGTCTTCTATCTGTTGCGTGAAGATGCTGACTTGGAAAACAGGCCGATCAATGCCCTTGTTGTTTTGGTTTTGACCCGTGTAAACGTCCTGATGAATGTTTCTCAGGAACCAAGTCACGAATTTGGGTTGTGAAGCAAAGTTCCGATTGAATGCGGCATAGACGGGGACAGGCGTAACGACAGCCTGAAGCGCCGCTTGAATTGCCTTGCCGTATACAACCGGATTGCTCTGTGCCATATCAAACTGCCGTTACCGGATCGTTGCGATAGCACATGAACGTAATGCTCATGCGGTCGTTTGCCTCTCGGCAATCGGTAATGCGCCAATCGTGACCACGCCAAGTGAAAGAATAGAGGTCTTGACGATCAACAATCGCCTTTGTGTTTGGCGTGTAGTTCAGCGTGAGTTGCACCAAGTCCTGATAGAGCCGGTAACGCTCGGAAATACGCAGACTGTTGGCAACGTCCGAGACACGCGCACGAGTGTCGAACCACTTGGTTTGAGTGGTTGATTGCTCACCAAAATCTGACTTGCCGAATGTCAGATTGTTGACCGCGATGTTCTCAAACCGTGCGATTGCCATTTCAACTCACATGACAAGTGGCTTGTAAGGACGCAAGAGTGCCGTCACGCCAAAAGGAATGTCTCTAAGCATTCCTTCGGTGCTGTTGCTGCGGTTGTTGTAGAGGTGCGTGAGAAGCAAAAGACCGGCTTGTTTGATCACGGGATACGCCCCCAAGGGACTTGGCGCAATCGTGTATTCGCATTCAACTGGCGCGGTCTTGAAGTAATTGATGCTGCTTGGGAGGTCAGCAAGGATCACCTTGTTGCCGCTGTTGTCGTAGCTGTATTGCGTTGAAGCCAATGGCACAAATACCGAAGGCTCATCGTCGTTCCAATAGCCCACGCGATTGATCGTGATGCCGTTGTTTCCGCAGTTGTAGCCGCCGGTGGTGCCGGGGCTGACTTCGGGAAGGTCAAGCGCAAGCGGAATGCCCCACAACGCATTGGCGTTGTAGTACACCCGATAGGTCACCGGCATGATCGGCAAGCCAATTAAGTCCTCAATAGCTTGCCGCGTAGCCAACTCAAGACCCGTCAGATAGGTGTCTTGAGACTCATCATTGAATAGGTTGAGTTGTTGGGTAATTTCCTCAAGCGTGAGCCACGGGGTTACGTTGTCCCGATTGATCTGTTCAAACTTGGAATAGTTGAACGGATTGCGCGTTGGGGCAAGGTAAGGCCCGCCATAGGTCAAGTAGGAATTCACCGACATGGCTTAACCTCAAACTTTGATGCGAACACCCGCGAAAGGATCGCGCACCGAACTGACAACACGCTTTTCCGCATACATGGTCACAAAACCGGGCTTCGTTTGCTCCATCAGTTGCACCGACATTTCTTCGGTATCACCAATGGTCAAGAAACGCGGCCAATTTGCAAGGTACACCGGATAAGCAGAGGACAGGTACGGATTGGGAATAACAGGCCACCCAAACACATGAGTGACCGCGCCGCCATCCTCATCGCCCGTTTCCATCAGGATGGGCAAATTCTGAAGATCGGTCTGATTACGCAATGTCTGAATAACAGCAGGACTCATGTGCCATGCCGTTCCCGGCAAGCTCCAATACTGACCCGGCAGCAAACTGGCCGCGGCCACAAGATCAACGTACTTGACCGAGGTGGTGGCAGTCTGCGTGGCAATTGTGTGGATGCCGTTGGTCATGGCCGTGCCCGAGGTACCATAGGCCGAGGCCGCACCATCAAGGTACATATTCAGACCACGCAAGCCCGAGGTCGCGCCGGTAGTCGTAGTGGTCGAACCGGCTTGATCGTTGTTGATCGCCATCGACGCGCCTTCAAGTTGCGAAAACTCAAGGGCGAGGTCTTCAACCAAGGTCGATTGCAACGCATTCACGTCCGACAGAACTGCCGAGCGAATGGGCAATTGAGCAGTAATCGCACGCACCGGCAATTGCCAAATGCTTGTGTCGATGTTGGGCGAACCCACGTTGTCTTGCACCGGATAGCCCCAAGGGTTACCGGCTTGATTAGTTGCGTTACCCGTCTTGGCAACGAATTGCATATCTGAACCATTCACCGGCACGATGCGCGAACCCATACGGAACGGGTTGGCGTAACGCAGAGCAGCGAATGCATCATCAAAGATTACGCGACCACCGATGCCCGAACCGGAACCCGTGATTGCCGATGCTTCGCGCAAGTCAATGTTGACTCGCTTGTGTTCGTGAATGGCTTGCTTGATCCCGTCGAGAATTTTTTCGGTGATGGTCATGTTCGTTCCTAATGCAGTGGAGAAAGGGGGAGCTTTCGCCCCCCCGTTTCATTAAGCACCAGTGGCAGTCGAGCGATAACGCACACCGGAGAAGGGGTCACGCACCGAGGTGGCAAGACGCTTCTCGCCGAAGAACGTGATGTAACCCGGCAGCGTCTGGTCATAGCGACGCATCACCATGTTCAGACGGTCCACGATGGTGTGGAACCGGCTCCAATCGCAGAAGAACATGGGGTACTTGGAGGTCGTGCCTGCCGCAGCGCCAGAAGCGTTGGGGGTGTCAACGTACTTGTTGACCACCACATCGAATCCAAGCAAGCGGCCGACGATGCCATCCACCTCAGCGGGGTGCATACGCTCAAACACCGGGGTGTTGTTGTCGTCCTTCAGACCACGGATAGCCGAGAGCATGACCGGGTTGATCATCCACTTGGCATCCTTCGTCCAGTACTGCTGCGGCAGCGCATAGACCATGTTCACAACGTCTTGGAAGGTCACGTTGTTAGCCGTGCCAAAACCGTTCGTGGTCAATTGGTCATACGTTGCAAGCGAGTGCAAGCCGGAGGTTGAGGACGTGCCCGAAGTACCGAATGCAGCGGTAGAGGTCGTGCCACCAGTGTAGGTTGCATTTGCGCCACCATACTGATCAAGACCGCGCAGACCATCAGCACCACCAGTGGACACGGTAGAACCCGTGCCGGTTTGGTCGTTGTTGCTGATCATTGACTGAGCCTCGGCTTGCGAGAATTCAGCCAACATATCGTCAACCACGTTTGCTTCCAAACCGTCGATGTCGTCCAGAGCCGCGGTACGGATCGGGAACTGCACGTTGATGTCCTTCAGCACCAGTTGCCAAATGGAGGTGTTTTCAGTCGTCGGGTTGACGTTAGTCGTACCGTTGTTCTGAATGTCGTAGCCCCACTGTGCGCCCGCGTTGCCCGTCTTCACCCGGAACTGATAGGACGAACCTTCAGTAGCCACAGTGCGCGACAGACCACGCATCGGGTTGTACAGACGCAGAGCAACGAACACGGGATCGTAAGCGGTGCGACCACCCTTACCATCGCCGCCTGCGGTCAGCGCAGAGGCTTCGTTCATGTATGCAAGATATTCGCTCTCATCGGCAAACATCTTGAGTTCTTTTTCAAACGTGCGACCGCTGTTGGCGTAAGCCTTCAGTTGCTCACGAACGGCGCGGTTCACATCCTGACGCACAGACTTGGCGATAGGACGCTGAATCGCGGGAGCTTGCACCGTGGCGATCTTGGCTTCAAGAGCCGCAACCTTCTCGGTCAGTTCAGCTTTTGCAGCCTCAACAGACTCATTGGCCTTGGCTGCAATTTCTTCAGCCTTGGCAAGAGTAGACGCTTCGATTGCGTCCAACTTTTCGATGATTTCCTTAGACATTTTTAGCCTTTCAGACGATTGGAAAGATGCTTGAGAATTTCCCGCTGCTCTAAGGCTGCGAGAAGTTCGGCTTCGGTCGCTTCCGCATCAGGCTCACCCTGAGTCGGCGCAATTTCAAGAACGGTCATAGCAACCTCACGCTGCTCCAACACTTTCTTGAAGGTAGATGCGGCAGCGACCGCATCTTTCTTGGACAGCCCTGCCTCACGCAGAGCCTTTTCCAAAATCTTGAGGTCAGCAGTTCCATCGGGTCGGAAGAATTCCAACTTGTGAACTTCTGCCATTGGATTGTTGGGGTGCATTACGACGGAGACTTCTCGGAGTCCTCCTTGCGTAATTTGGAAATAACCTTCCTCCATATCGCTGCTGCTTTGGAGGGGATTGCCTTCACCATCGACCATACAGTATTCATCTGCGTATGCTCCTACAGAGACGCCTCCGAACATGGCCGGGGATTCGGTCATCACTTGGTAAAGATCAGACCCTTGAGTGGTATTGATGTAAAGGCGACCTTCTGCGGTCATGCCTTTGTCAGTGAATTCGAATGCAGTCCACTCACCCACCGGCATTGCATCGGCGTTGTGATTGACAAACATGGGCAGCGGCCGCTTAGTCTCAGCGAATTCCTTAGCCCATTGCATGAAGCCTTCCGGCTTATAAAAAAACTTGCGACCGTCTGCGCCCTCGCGTGGTCCCCAAGTTGTAACGGTAGCCTCAATCTTTCCGGTTGGCTCTTGGTCGGCCGCGCTTTCGGGGAGCACTAGGCGAGCCTCGCAGATCATTTGGACTTGTTTCATTGATGACCCCTAAACCTATAGATTGGTTATTGTCTTGTATTTTAGGGGCTACAGGCGGCTGCAACAAAACAGGAATCTGCTTTGGCTGTTGCACCATCCTAGCAAGTGCTGCTAGGTATTTTGTATTAACCATTACGGTTGTCAAGTTGTGCCAATGTTCATGCGCCGCGCTTGACTGCCGCCGCCGCCGCCTGTGTCTTGCGGGGAAGAACCGGGGATCGGCTGATCCTTGCCGCCCACATCCACCGCAAGATCGTTGCCGCTATCCAAAGCCGCCCGACCAAGGTATTCCCGCGCCTCATTGGGCGTGAGAATGCCGTTCTTGACTCCGGCCACCGCGTAATTCATTTGATCAAGCGGGGCACCTTGCAGGAAATTCTGAGTATCGAATTGCACGCTCAAAGTCGGGTAACCCGACAAAAGGTGAGACTTGAGCTTTTGCTGCACCGAAACAATTAGCGGATACATGGTGGATTTATAGAATTCATCCAACATGGTCTGCGTATTGTTGTACTTTTGATCGGCAATCCCGATCATGGCCGGGGGCACGCCAAAGATTCCGCAGATGCGCTTCATCGTCTGAATCTTCAGATTGGCAGCGTCTGCGTCCTGAAGGGACAGCATCTTCAGGGGTTCATACTTCATGCCCTGATCAAGCAGCATCCCTTGACCGGGCTTGGACGGGTCGGTCGTCCGGCTTCCCGTCATGCTTGACCATGCTTCCTTGAGTCGCGCCGCGATTTCCTTGTACTTGGCGTCAGGAATGACCGACTCGGTAACAAACATCCCCGAGGGCTTTGCGCCGTTGAGCATGACGTAGTTGGCGTACAGGTCAATGTCTTGGTCTAGGCTGACCAGTTCAACCGCCGCAATGCCTTTGTTCCAACCGGCAGAACCTTGCCATGCCATATCCTTGATGTGCATGACTTGCCAGTAGTCCAACGGCTCATCCTTGGAGAACCCGTAGGAAGGCGTGGACAGTCGGTAAGAGGGGTAGCGGGTGGGCGTGATCTGAACAGCAATTAGGGTGCTATCCAAGATATACATCTCAAGCGGGGTCTGCGTGGGATTTTTCTGATCCTTGCGCCACCAAAGCGTGAAGGCTTCACCCGACAGGTCAAGCCACATCATCCACTGATACCAAAATTCGTATTGACTTTGGAATTTGTTGGGTTCCTGAAGCAAGCTAAGAACTTGCTTGGCTTTAGCTTTCTCTCTTGCACTGACGCGGGAATCCTTGACGGCATCAACCACGGTGCCATCTGACAACTCGCACATCACCTTGATGGGCAACTGCGCCATTGCACGCGCTTTTGCGCCAACACAAGCCAAAACCGTGCTGTTTCGCTGCAAGGTGGACATATCCACCAAGCGCCCCGCATCGTTTACCGATGAGGTGGTGACATAAAGAATCTGCGTGTTTACCGTAGGACGTTTGTTGTCGCCCTGATAAACAATGTTGTTTCCTAGCGCAGTCTGCCCAAAAAGCGAGTTTGACTCACTTTTTTGCACTTCTTTCCGCTTGAAAATGTCTAGGATTCCCATGTTTGGCCCCCGTTTCCCGCAACTTTAACACTCAAAAGGTGCGAAAGCCAAATCCGCTTACGGCAGGGTTGTCAAGGGAGCAGTGCATGGCAATGATCAAGCTGATAATGCCGTCCACTTTTGCCGACTTGTCGGCCTCGTTCTTGCGAACTTTGACGTTGCCATTCACGTCTTCGTAGACTTCGCAGTTGCCAAGCTGCCAACCGATGAAAGGGTTGCCGTCATGCTTGATCGCGTGATTCATGATCAGCTTTTCGACGTGCTTGGACGGGTTAGATAGCACCGCCATGCCCTGCCCGACCTTTTTGACCGGCAGGCCCGCCTCGTGCAACCGAGCGACTAGGCTTGCCGCGTTGTAGGCGTCAAAGCCGATTTCCTTGACGTCATGCTTGGTGGCTTGTTGAAGGATGTAGTCCGAGATTTCCCGGTCGTCCATCACGTTACCTTCGGTGATCTGAAGCAGGCCCGACTGTCGGGCAAGCCTAAATATGTCCGCGTAATGAGCAGGAATGAGGCTATAGCCGTCCTCGGGCAAAAAGAACTTCCATTCGGCTTCATAGTCATTGTCGGCGAACCGCTTTAGGGTACAGACCGCGTTTAAGTCTCGTGTTGCCGCTAGGTCAAAGCCTATAAATACTGACTCCGGCGTGCGCTCTTCTTTTTTAAGTGCGCGTTTGTCATCCCAATAAGCGCGGTCAACCCATGCGGAGTTTGCGCTTACATATACGTTAAGCGTCTTGCACAGGAACTCGTTAAGGGCTGCGGGCTTGTGTTTGGCTTCCTC